TGCGCGCCTACTACGAGGCGGCAGAGCCATCACGGCTTCGCAAGACGCGAAGCGATCGTCGATCAGGAAACGCACAGACCGAGCGCTCGGCACCCGCACTACGAACAAGCGCGCGCCACCTCGATGAGAACTACGACATCGCCAGCGGGATTCTCGACGTTCTGATAGCCAACACGATCGGCCGTGGGATTCAGCCCGAGCCGCAGGTAATGCGCCGCGACGGAGAGCCTGCGACCGAAGTCAATCGAAAGCTTCTGAAGTTGTGGGATCAGTGGATCTTCGCCTGCGATGTCACCGGCATGTATCACCGGTATGAGATGCAGCAGCTTCTCGCGCGATCTTGGTTCCGCGACGGTGACGTTTTCGAGCAAAGGATCATCGGCACGGTGCCGGGCCTTCAGCACGGGACAGTGCTTCCGTATTCCGTGGAGGCGCTCGAGTCTGACTTCGTACCGCACGACTACAACGAGCCAGCGAATCGGATCACTCAAGGCATTGAGACGAACGCCTGGGGGCGACCGACCTTTTATCACGTGTACAAGGCGCACCCTGGAGACACCACAACTTTCGGCCTGGAGAAGAAACGAGTCCCGGCGCGCGTGATGACGCACCTTGCATTCCGTAAGCGGTTCCATCAACTGCGCGGCGTGTCGATCTTCGCGACGGTGATGAACCGGCTCGACGACATCAAGGAAGTTGATGAGAACGAACGCATCGCTGCGCGCGTCGCGGCGGCGATGGCGGCTGTCATCAAGAAAGGACAGCCGGACATGTATGAGGCAAGCGACGAAGTAGACGAGAGCGGCAATCCTGCTCGCCGTGAGATGACGTTCGAGCCTGGAATCATCTTCGACGATCTGCTGCCCGGCGAGTCAGTCGAGACGATCGACACCAAACGGCCAAACAATGCGCTGATCCCGTTTCGCGATGCGCAAATCCGATCTGCTTCTGCTGGCACGATGGTGTCGTTCTCCTCGGCCTCGAAGAACTACGACGGAACCTACTCGGCGCAGCGTCAGGAGCTCGTCGAGCAGTGGGCGATTTATCAGCAGCTCGGCTCTGGATTTGTGTACCGATCCGCACAGCCGACATGGGACGGATTCATTGACGCATGCCTGCTGTCAGGTGCGGTGGAGTTCGGACGAGACGTTGATCTTACGACGCTCTACGACTGCACGCACACAGGTCCGTCGATGGTGTGGATCGATCCGAAGAAGGAAGCCGACGCGCTGATCCTTCAGATGAAGTGGGGTCTCAAGGCGCGCTCGAGAATCATCCGAGAGCGCGGCGATAACCCGGACCAGACCAATCGAGAAATCCTGCGCGATCAGGAGGAACTCGAGCGCCTCGGAATCAAGCTCGTCGGCGACGGCAACGCGCCGGCGCAGGGAGAGGATGAGGAAGAGGAAGAAGGAGTCGGTCCTCGCACGCGAATTCGCAACTCCCGAAAGTAAACGGAGACATCGATGCCGATTCGAATCTTTGCCGCCGCTGCAAAGCGAGCGGAGATCCTCATTCATGAATCTATCGGTGAAAACTGGTACGGCGACGGACTGACGTCGAAGCGATTCATAAAGGATCTCGAGGATCTGGGCGACGTAGACACGATTGTCGTTCGCATCAACTCCCCGGGCGGCGCCGTGTTCGATGGCATTGCAATTTACAACGCTCTGAAGGCGCATAAGGCGAAGAAAGAAGTAGTCGTCGAAGGCCTCGCCGCGTCTGCTGCATCGTTCATCGCGATGGTCGGTAACACGATTCGCATGGGCGAAGGCGCCATGATGATGGTGCACAACCCGTGGACGTTCGCGATGGGCGATGCGAACGACATGCGCGATGTCGCCGACATGCTCGATCAAGTCGGCGAGTCGCTGATCGACATCTACGAATCGCGAACGAAGCTAGGCCGAGACGAGCTGAAGGAGTTGCTCGACGCTGAAACATGGCTCACCGCGAAGCAAGCGATCGAAAAGGGCTTCGCCGACTCAACCGACGAACCAGAGAAGGAAGAGGACGAAGCCGAGGCGGCGGCATCGGCCGTCCGCGAGCGGCATCGCGCCGCATTCAAAGATTTCGCGCAGCGCTCTCAACAGGCTGCCAATCGAACCACTCTGCGGATTGCCGCAGAGATTTTCCAGTCGGCCCCCGCCGACGCATCAACCCTGGAGGCTTCAATGCCCAATGCAGCACCTGCGTCGGTGCAGAACACCGACAAGACCCCGGAACAGATCGCAGCGGAAGCTAGCGCGAAGGCGCTGGCAGCCGAGAAGGATCGCACTTCGGGAATTCGACTGGCCTTCGGCCGGTTCTCTGACGAGCACCGAACGCTGCTCGATGAGTGTCTCGCCGATCAGTCCTGCACCGTCGACGTCGCACGCAGCAAGCTGCTTGCGAAGCTCGGCGAGCAACATCAGCCACTCGGCCCGTCCTCGCACATCGTACTCGGAGCAGACGCTCGAGATCGTTTCCGCAATGGCGCGAGCAAGGCCATTCTTGCGCGCGCTGGCATGGAGAAGGACGAGGGCGGAAACGAGTTCCGCGGCATGTCGCTGATCGCGCTGGCGAGCCATGCTCTGAACTTGGCCGGCATCAATACGCGCGGCCTGACCGCTCGCGAAGTCGCAAGCAAGGTCTTCGCAACGCACAGCACGTCTGACTTCCCGTACCTGCTCTCGAACACGGCCGGGAAAGCACTGCTCCGTGGTTACGACAACTTCCCGCGTACGTGGGACCGTTGGTGTGCGGTGCGTCCGGTGTCGGACTTCAAGCAAGTCTCGAACATCCAGCTCGGCACGTTTTCCTCTCTGGCGACGATTCCGGAAGGCAGCGAGTACACTGCGGGCACGATTGGCGAAGCGCGCGAGACGAATCAGGCGCGCACGAAGGGCAAGAAGATCGCATTCACTCGCCAGATGCTCGTGAACGATGATCTCGGCGCCTTCGTCGGCTTCTCGCAGAAGATGGGCACCGCGGCAGCTCGCACGGTCAATGCCGACGCATACTCGGTGTTGAACACGAACGCAGCGTTGTCGGACAGCGTTGCGCTGTTTCATGCCAGCCATTCGAACCTCGCGGGTTCCGGCGGCGCGATCGGCACGACGACGATCTCTGCAGCGAAGGCCGCAATGCGCAAGCAACGCGACTCGAACGCAAACGAGTATCTGAACATCATGCCGAAGTACTTGCTCGTCCCGGTGGCGATCGAAGACACGGCGCTTGAGTTCATGACCTCGACGACGAAGCCGACGGCCACGGCCTCGGGTGTGTCGAACATCCATCGCAACTCGATGGATGTCATCTCCGACCCGACGCTCGATGCGACTTCCGCGACTGCTTGGTACACGGTTGCCGATCCGTCAATCGTCGAACTCGTGCAGGCGGTGTTCCTGGATGGTGTGCAGACTCCGTTCATCGACGAGCAGGTCAACTTCCAGACCGATGCACTCGAGATGAAGGTGCGCCTGGACTACGGCTTCGCGGCCGTGGATTACCGCGCCGGCTACAAGAACGCGGGCGCCTAACCTCAATCGCATCAATCCCACCTTTGAACGGGCCGCCTAGCGCGGCCCCTTCTTTTTGGAGAATCCGAAATGACGACGAAGTACGCGCGAGATGGCGGTGTGCTCGATTACACCGCTGGTTCCAACATCAGCTCCGGAGCCGTGGTTCCGCTGCAGCACTGCGTTGGTGTTGCGATCACGGACATCGCAAGCGGCAGCACGGGCGCAGTGGCGATCGAGGGCTGCTTCACGGTCCCGAAAGTGTCGGGTGCGGTGTGGGTGGTTGGCGAAAAGCTCATCTGGGATGCATCTGCATCTGCATTCGATGACTCGGCGGCTACCCCGGCCACGGGTGACCTGACCGGCGCCGCGATTGCGATGGCTGCCGGTGGTAACGGCGAGACGACAGCGGTCGTCAAGCTCACGCCTGGCAACGTGACCCGCACGTAATCGATGCAGCTCGAATCAGACGGCTTGCGCCTTCGGATGCTGAAGGCCGTGGGCGCGAGCTGTCTGCGCATCGATGGGCAGCCGATCTGGGCTCTGTTCGTGTCCGAGTTCGAGCCTATCGATATCAACGGAACGATCGTCGAGTCGCACGAGCCTTTGCTCGTCTGCCGCACGTCCGATGTGAAGCGCCTTCAGATCGCGAAGGGTCAGGTCGTTGAAGGGCTGCCGAGCCCGTTCCGCGTCAAGAATGACGACGGCGGCGACAGGACTGCGATTGCGCTCGGTCAGTGGGCGGGCTTTCATCAAATCTCGCTGATGACATGACCCATCGAGCCGATCAGATCATCGATGCGGTCGCCACGGCATTACAGAACGCATCGACTGCGCTCGCCATTCCGGCAGCCAACATCTTCTCTCATCGCGAGCTTTCGCTTTCCGACGAGCAGGGGGAGCTTCCTGCCGCGACTGTGAACTTCGGCGAGGACGAGCCGACGAGCGAGTTCGGCGCGGACAACCTCGCTTATATCGACAGTGTCTTGGCCGTGACGATCACAACGTTTGCCGTCGGCAACGACGAGGCGAGCGTTCGTCGGACGCTCATGGCGCAGCGTCGTCAAGTGCACGTCGCGCTGATGTCCGATCAGGAACTCGGCCTCACTTTCATCATCGGCCCGCGCTACGGCGGCGCCGCTGCGCCAGAGATCAATGCGACGACCGAGAAGGTCATCGGCTCTCTCGAGACGACCTGGCGCTACTTCTACCGAATGAACATCACCGACCCCGGAGACTGAAATGGGCGGACTTCGAGTTTCAAACGAATGCATCTGGGCGAAGACGGAGACGAGCTACGGCGTCGACCCAACGCCGACGCAAACGGCAAACGCCGTGCTCGTGCGCGGCGCGGATCTGCAGCCCGAAGGTCTGCGCATGAACGAGCGCGGCGCGATCCGGCAGAGCATCGGCCAACTGCAGAAGATTTACGGCGGCCAGTTGAAGCGGCTCACCTTCGAATGCGAGGTGAAGGGCTCCGGCACCGCTGGCACCGCTCCGGAGATTGGACCGCTTCTCGAAGCGTGCGGCATGGACGAGACGATCGTCGCGTCTACGTCGGTGACTTATCAGCCGGTGTCGACGAGTCACGAGTCCGTGACGATCTACTACTTTGAGGGTGGCCGTAAGAGGCACATCTTGCGCGGCTGCCGCGGCACGGTGACGTTCCGACTCGAAGCCGGCGGCCTGCTGCTCGCCGCGTTCGAATTCGTCGGCCATGCAGACGAGCCGACGGATCAGTCGTTGCCGGCACCGACGTACAACTCGACGGTGCCGCGCGCGGCGCTTGGCATGGCGGTGTCAATCAACAGCGTGACGGCGATCGTCGCGCGAAGCTGGCAATGGGCGCTCAACAACGTCATTGCGATGCCGCCTTCCGTCGCCTCGACCGATGGATATGGCGACATCACCCTGAACGGTCGCGACGTCACCGGCGAGATCGTCATCGAGTCCGAGCTCGACTCCGTCATCGACGTCGATTCGCTGCTTTCTGGCGGCACGCGGTTCGCGTTCGCGTCGGGCACGCTCGGCTCGTCCGCCGGCAATCGAGTGCAGATCACGACGCCCAGTTCGAGCACGTATTTTACGAATACGGCGCAGGGCGAAGGCGAAGGCCTCCGTCTGCGCACGTTGTCGATGGCGGTCGACGATTCAACGTCTGACCAGGAAGTCTCGGTCATCTTCACCTAATCACAGATGGCAACCATCAAAGAGAAGCTCGGGCCGACCTGGTTCGATGTGTTCAAGGGAACGCCTGAAGAGGCGTCGTTCTTGGTTGGCCCGCTTTCGCCTTATGACGCGATCGACTTTCGAAACGAAATTTCGATGAGCCGCGGAAAGGTCCGAATCAGCGGGGAAGGAATCCGAATCGCTGGGAATGCCGTACGAGACTGGCGGAACGTGCGAAACGAGCAAGGCGAAGAGCTGAAGTTCTCGCGCGACCAATTCGACCAGCTCGCACCGAGGTACCTGGAGTCCATCGCTTCCGAGGTCTTCAGGCGGACATTCCTCTCGGAGATCGAAAGAAAAAACTCGTCATCGCCGTCAACGTCGGGCTAGACCCCGATTGGACGCCGTGCGGTTCGTGCGGCTGTGTTGATGGCGACGCAGGTTACGAGCGCTGGGAGATTCCCGGCGTTCTCAAGTCGCGCACGTGTCCGCGTCGACTCATCACGGGCGACTCGAACGAGTGGATCGCGATGCACGCGCACTACCGCGCGGGCTTCCTTGCGCTCGATGGCGGAATTCTCAGTCAGCCGAATGCATATCTAGAGGCAATGCGCCTGATCGATCACTGGATCGCACAAGATGCCCGCCAATCCAAAGGCTAAATACGAGATCTCTGCAGACGACGCGACTGCGGCTGCCTGGCGCTCGGCTTTGACGCGCGCGGATAACGGCATGAAGAAGATCGCGAACCTCATGAAGGGGTCGCTCGGCGGTCTTGGCGTCGCGGCGATTACGACCGCTTTCACTGTGGGCATCTCGAAAGCGATCGAATACGGCGACGAGATCGGCAAGCTCGCAGAGAAGACCGGCATCGGCACTGCCGCGATCAGCGAACTAGCGCACGCGGCGAAGATGAACGATATCGAGCTGAGCGCGCTGACGACCGCGCTCAAGAAGATGCAGGTCGAGATCTCGAAGGGCGCTGATGTCTATCGACGACTCGGTCTGTCGATCACAGACCTGAAGGCGATCGAGCCCGATAAGCAATTCGAGCTGATCGCTGACCGAATCGCCGGCATCAAGGATCCTGCGGATCGCGCGCGCGCCGCAGTCGACGCATTCGGCAAGGCCGGCGCTGATCTGCTCCCCATGTTCGCGAACGGCGCCGCAGGCATCAGGGAAGCGAGAGAGGAAGCGGTCCGGCTTGGGCACTCGATGTCCGAGGAGGCCGTAAAGGCGCTGCAGGAAGGTGACGACGCGATCAAGCAACTCTCCGCGAGCTGGGATGCGTTCATGCGGAAGGTCGCGGTCGGAACGGTGACGTTCGCGAAGGCCATCGACCTGATCGACAAGGATCGCGTCGGCGAGCTGCAAGATCAAATCGCGTCCATCAAAGCAGAGTTGCAGGAGGCGAGCGGGCTCGGAGTCGACCAAATCGTCAATGTGAAGAAGATCGACGCAGCGACCGAAGCGCTAGAGCGCTTGAACGTGCAGCTCGCTTACGCGATCTCGCCCGGCAAGACGAGGATGGCGAAGGTCGCCCCGACCGAGTACGGCAGCGGTAAGCAGGATCCGATTGCTCGAGACTTCATCAACCCGCAGTTGATGCTCGAGCTAGACAACAATTTCAAGTGGCTCGAGGAGCAGGCGAAAGAGACTGCGGAGGCAAACAAGAAGTTCTTCTCGGCGATCGATGAGGGAATCGAGGACGGGATTTCCGAAACGGCACGAAGGGCAGGCGACTCGATCGATGAGCTTGGCGATCGCATGGGCGATGCGCTCCTAAAGACCGAGGAGATGTCCGTATTCGCAGAGGAGGCCGCTCGCAACATGCAGAGCGCATTCGCCGACTTCCTGTTCGATCCATTCGATGATGGGTTGAAGGGCATGTTGAAAGGGTTCACGGACGTGATTCGACGCATGCTCGCGGAAGCCGCAGCGGCGAAGGTGTTCGAATCACTGTTCGGCACGGACGGCAAGGGCGGGAACGGCGCCGGCAACTGGCTCGGCACGCTCCTGGGCGCATTTGGTGGCGGCAAAGCGAAAGGCGGTCCGCCTCAATCTGGCAAATGGTACGTCGCTGGTGAGCATGGCCCGGAGCCTATCTGGGGCGGGGGCTCTGGCGCGTTCGCGGCCGGCTACGGCGGCGGAGGAAACATCACCGTGAGCATGCCCGTCGATATGCGCGGCGCTTCGGTGGACGCGGTGAAGCTCTTCCAGGCGCAACAGCCGATGCTGATTCGACGCGCGGCCGATCTCGCGAAAGCCGAGCTCCGCAATGAACGTCGACGGGGCACCTTCTAATGGGTGATGTGCTGTTCCTGCCGAATGCACGTATTTCGGCGCAGCAGATCACCGCGCTATCGAACACGGCGAGCGCCCGATCGATATTCACCGGCGCCGTGACCACCCTCGACAGGACAGGTGATCGGTTGCGCTGGGGTGTCTCGACACAGAATGCCGCGAACACCTCGACGTATGCCGAGCGCTCGGCGCTGCAGGCGTTTCGTGCTCGCCTACGCGGGATGTCGAATCGCGTCCTGTTCATCGATCCGGCGTATCGCTTCCGTGGGTCGTTCCCGACGTCCGAGCTTCTCTCGAACGGGAAGTTCGCGAACGGTTCGACGGGCTGGAGCACATCGAGCGCAAACATCGTCATTAACGCGCTCGACGGCGTTCTGCGATCGACACGCGCAAGCGTCTCGGCCGATGAAACCATCCGTGCGGCGGTCGCGACGACGGTCAGCGGAGCCTCCTACATCCTGCGTGTCATGGCATACGCAGGGCGGGGCCCGATGGATTTCCGCCTGCGCGCCGGCACGACGGCGGGCGGCAACGAGCTTGCAGCTTCTCCGGCGGACATCACTACGGCAGGGATGAAGACGCTCTCCTTCGCTGCGACCGGCACGAGCACGCATATCAGCATCGTTGATGGAACGTCGTCCCGCTCGATCGGGCACTACATGGACTTCGCATATGTGTCGCTTAGCCGGTGCGCGCTGATTTCCGGGGTTTCCCAGACCGGATCTTCACTTCTGATCGATGCGCTACCGACGAGCACGGCCGGCCTCGCGCGGGTTGGTGACCGCGTCCAAATCGGAAACGATCTGAACACAGTCATCGCGACACTTGACTCTGACTCCTCTGGAGCCGGGTACCTGCAACTTGCGTATCCGCCGCGCACGACGCCTGCCGACAACGCGCCTGTGATCTTTCACGAGCCGATGGCGCGCTGTGTCCTTACGAGCAACGAGGGCGGCTGGAGCGACTCGCCCGGCAATTTCAGCGATTTCGATTTCGAGATCGAAGAAGCACTCGATTCCTGATGAAGATCCTCGACGCTCTCAACCGCTGGCGTCAGCGCCGAGCGGCGCGCGCGGCCGCGCGAATGAAATTCGAGCTTGTCATCTACTTCAATGGCCCCGCGACTATCTGGGCGCAAAGGCCGCACGAAGGCGACGTCATCTGTCGGCGCCGGTTTCGGTGGCGGATCTTTGCTGAGGTCTGGGCGCGTCAGCGTCTGCGCGATTTCGATCGCTGCGACTTCAGCGTCAGCGAGATCGTCGCATGAGTCGCTTCACGCTCACGGCCAATGATGACGCGACCGAAGAGCCGAACGTCGCCTACGCCATTCTCGCCGATCTCGACTTCGTATCAGGAACGATCTACCTCAACAGCACCGACCGCGCGTACACGCACAACGGCCACACGTACACGGCGTTCGGCAAGTTGGCCAGCATCGGATCTGTGAAGGAGAACGGCGAGCTCGTTCCGGAAAGTCTCGAATTCGTCCTCGGAGTCGATTCATCGCTGCTCACCACGACGATGACCGAGAACTACACCGGCCGCGCCGTAACGCTGTGGCTCGCATATCTCGATGAGAACCTGCAATTCGTCACGACTCCCGAGATCCTTTGGGAAGGGTTGATGGATCAGATGAACATCGAATACGACGAGGGAACGGCGCTCATCCAGTTGATTTGCGAAAGCCGACTGATCCGGTGGAACAAGGCCGCAGGCTGGCTCTACACGCACGAGCATCAGGGCCTGATCGCTACCGCGCTCGGGATCACTGACAACTTCTTCAGCTATCTAGCAGCGATGGTGAATCGAGTCCTGAAGTGGGGAGGCTTTCCGGTCCACGCGCCCGGTCGTCCGCCGCCGCGCGATGCGGATCACAACTCGAACGAGCGTTTTTACGACACTCCGGCGCCGGGTGGTTAATCGATGAGCCATCGTGAATTGCTCGCGCAGTACTTGGAAGAAACGCGCGACAAGGAATTCGATTTCCCGACATTCAACTGCGGACTGTTCGCGGCCGACTGGGTCCAGCGCGCTACAGGTATCGACTACGGGTTTCGCCTGCGCGGCCAGTCTCACACCGATGCATATCGCACGGTCGCGTCATACGGATCGATGGAGGCAATGATCACTGCATTGCTTCAGCGTGAACCGATCGCACCGGCGTTCGCCAAGCGTGGCGACATCGTGCTTGCGACGCTCGACACAGACGAAGGAAAAGCCCGCGACACGGTTGGGATTTGCGAAATGGCGAAGTGCTTCTTCCCGAAGCATCCGCGCGGGCTACTCGGATTGCCCCGCTCGGTCGCACGGCTGGCTTGGAGCATCGATTAAGTGCCCGCTGCAATCGCTGCTGCCATCGCCGCAGAAGGAACGGCGCTCTACTCCTTTATCTATGTTGTCGCGACCGTTGTCATCAACTACGGCCTGTCACGGATCTCGCAGCAGTTGTCCGGCAAGCCGAAGCGAACGCCGGGCGGCACGCGTGGGCGAGATGTCACGGCGAGGGGAACGGTCGAGCCGCGCCAGATCATCTACGGGCAGATTAAAGCCGGCGGCTTCATCGCATACCTCGGCCTGTCGGGGATCAGAAACAAGTATCTGCATATCGTCGTGGTGTACGCGGCGCATGAGTGCGAGGAGATATCTGATCTCTGGATCGACGAGCGACGCGCACCGACCGCGAACATCAACGGGAGCACTGGCGAAGTCACTGCCTCCGGGTTCACGAGAGATGGGCAATCGTATCTCTACGCCTGGAAGCACCTGGGCACATCGACGCAGACGGCCGACGCAGAGCTACTGGCGGCGAGCGGTCTTGATCCCGCGTGGAGCAGCGCCCACCGCGGCGCGGGCTTGGCCTATGTCCACTATCGCCTCGAATACAACGAGGAGGTGTGGCCAAACGGGGCGCCGCAGAGTCTGTTCGCGCTCACGAAGGGGCGCAGGGTCTACGATCCTCGCCTTGATTCCACGAACGGCGGATCGGGCTCACAGCGCTACAACGACGCGCGAACGTGGACATGGTCGAATAACTGGGCGCTGTGCGTTCGCGATTACATCGCGGGCGGATCGGTCTACTACGACGTTGCAACGCCCAACAAGATGCTGGGCTATGGAGAGGACGACGCGCGAATTGATGATGCGTACACCATCGCCGCAGCGAACATTTCTGACGAGGCTTGCCCGATCCCGAATGGCTCGGGCGGCAGCACCACGGAGGCGCGCTACACGTGCGACACGCAGCTCTCCTGCGGCGATGTGCACAAAGAGAATCTCGAGATTCTGAAGTCGGCAGGCGTCGGCGCCGTCGATCAAGCGAACGGGAAATATCGCATCAACGCGGGTGCGTTCGAGACGCCAACGATCACGCTGACCGGGGACGACATCAAAGGGAAGATGGTGATCTCGACAAGTCCTCAGGGTGAGGACTTGTACAACATGGTCACGGGCACGTTCTACGACGAAAACCGCGACTGGCAATTGCAGACGTTTCCGTCGATCACAAATTCGAGCTTCGAAGCTGATGACGGGAATCGCCAGTTGCCTCGCAATATCGAGCTGCATGCGACGCGAGGCTTCTACCGAGCGCAGCGCATTGGGATGCTTCACGAAGCATTGAGCCGCGAAAAGCTGACGATTCACTTCTCGAAGCTGTCGCCCAAGGCGATGCAGATCGCCGAGGGCGCGACGTTCATGCTGACGACGCCAGACGGTGTGTTCACCAACAAGGTTTTGAAGTGCAAGACCTGGGAATTTCCGCCCTCGGGTTGGCCGATTCTCACGGCGCGCGAGTGCAATTCGAGCCGGTACGCGACGCCTGCGTACACGGACTATGTCGCGCCTGGCGCGGCTGTCGCCACAACGCCGCAATACGACGAGCCGGATACGCCGATCAACTTCTCGGCCGTGTCGATGCGCGAAGGCATCTTCTTTCGCTGGCAAGCGCAACCACCGGTGAATAGCAATCAGGTCTACGTTCTATACGAGCACACATCTCAGACTCCATTCTCTTCAGCGGTCGAGGTGTGGCGCGGGAAGAGTTTGAATGTGCTGCTCGAGCGTCCCGGCCAAACGGTGCGCTACTACTGGTTGACGGCGCAACTCAATGACACCGAGTCAGCGCCGACGCCTACGACGAACGGCCTCGCCGCGGCGCCATTCGTTCAGGGCTTCGACGAGCAGTTTCACGACTCGTTCGAGCATCAGGATTACACGCGCTTTTACAACGTGCGCGAGATCCACGGCGCGTCGAATATCACCTATCCGACGAACGGAGAGAACGGTGGTCGCGTTCTCCGCGCGCAAGGGTATCTGTGGATTGGGTCGAACAGAAACATCCCTTACGACCCGAATGCGCTCTACCTGATCACGGCGAAGGTGAGGCTAGTTGCAAGCTCGACGAACCCGGCGCACAACATTTGCTCTGTGGGCCTTGAGGGTGTCGCGGCAGATGGCACGACGTTAATTAGCCTGTTCGGGGCGAACACGTACACGAGCGCTCACTACGCTGCTGCTGATACCTTCGACATGAATCCAACCTTCGGATCATGGGTGACATTTCGCGGCTACATGTCTGGGTTGAGCGCAACGCCGTCGCCATTTCCTGCGCCTGACATCACGAACCCGTTGGAGGGCTACAGCAGCGGCGCGACGGTCGTACGGTTCATTCGGCCCATGCTTCGACTGATGGCTGGACCGAGCGGCGATGGGATCATGGAGGTCGACTACATCAAGCTCGAGAAGGTCGTACTGACTTCGCAGATAGGCCCTAACGCTGCTACAGAGCTCTACTCTGTCGCCGTCGCTGGTCCGGTGACAGTTACCGCGCTTGGCGGCGGCGCAAGCAGCGGGAGTGACATCATAGCCTCTGTGGACGTTACGCCTTCCGAAGATGGCCACTGGATCATCACGGCGTCGTATGAGGCAGAGTTCACGGGCGCCGACGCATTAGGGACAAAAGGGCTAGCTGGTCGTCGAACCAATATAAGCGGTGTGATTGAAACGGTCGGCGATCAGAACATTCAATTGACGACAACGAGGAGTTCGCAGGTCGCTCGGTCGATGGTGGAGGCGATTCCCAACGTCGTTAATAAGCTTGGATTGTTTGCCGGGGTTGGGACTGTCGCCGGAGATCTCAACTTCTACAACATCGTTGTGACAGCGGAATTCATCAAGCGATGAAGACTTGGAGCTTCTACAGCGAGCACGACGGCATTTTCGTAGATAGGAAAATCAGGGCGAATGTCGAGCGAATCGCGCTAGCGAATGCTCCTCCAGGATGTATCGCCATCGAGGGCGACTATGATCGCCTGACTCAGCGCGTTGACATCGCGACCGGTGAGGTCATCGGATATCAGCCGCCGAGGCCAGACGATGATCACGAGTGGGATGAACGGTCCGAGCGATGGGTACTTCGGCCCGAGATTGCCGCGTGGGAAAGATCTCGCCAAGCCGCGCTAGCAGAACTTGAGTCGATCGATGCGAAGCGGTCACGTGCACTCAGCGATCAGGTGTTGACGCCCAACATGAAGGCCGATGACGGCAAGACACCGCGCGATCGGCTTCAGGATCTGGAGGTGCGGGCGCAGTCGTTACGTTCTATCGCCAACGCTCCAAAGCCTGCGCTACCTGAAAGGAAACCATCGAAGATTTAGCCGATACGAGTTCTCACCTCGATCCTTGCTCGTCTCAAGGCTCGAATCGTGCGAGAGCGCCTCGAGGTTGATCACCACGCTGTCGAAGCGCAGTTCGTAGCCGATTGCGAAGTGCCCGTAGATATTGCGCGGCGCTGAATCGAACGACACCCGAGAAGACTCCTGAACGAGTTCGCCGCTCTCGGTGCGCAGGGCTGCGTGCTCGATCAGTGTGAAGTGCTCGCCTGTTTCTTTATAGGCGATGCCGGTGTCGAGATAGATCCCGGACCAACTGAAGCAAGCGATGAGAGTCGCGAGTGTGCATTCCATATCAGTCCCTTTTCCCGAACATTCGCCGCACGAAGAGGACGGTCGCGTAGACCGTCCCGATGACGAGCGAGAGCGCCACTGCCGCGATCAGCGTGAGGGCGAGTAGGTCGGTCGCTCCAATTCCCATAGGGCGCAATGCATAGCACTGCGGCCCGACGAAATCCAGAGATTTAACGTAACCGGCTTTCCATTTCTGAGGGTGTGAAGTGACAGACCTGAATCGGAACATCGGCGCCCTCGAAGCCCGAGCGGATGCGCAAGAACAGAGATTGGAGCGCATCGAGCAGAAGGTGGACGTGTTGGTGGAGGCGCTGGCCCAAAGCAGGGGAGGGCTGCGAATGTTGATTGCGGTGGGGTCAATCGCCGCGGCACTTGCGGGGCTCATCGGCGCCTGGATCGCGAAGGCCGTGGGATGGCTTCACAGTGGAGGCTGAAGAGATCATCGACGACATTCTCAGTCGCGAGGGTGGATTCGTCGATCACCCAGTCGATAAAGGCGGGCCGACGAAATTCGGCATTACGCTCGCCACGCTGAAAGACTGGCGCAATGCTCCGACGACCGTCGAGCACGTCAAGAGCATGACTGAAGTCGAAGCGCGCGAAATCTATCGCCAGCGCTATCTCGTCGACCCAGGTCTGCACAAGATCCAAGACCCGCAAGTGCGGGCACTGGCCGTAGATTGCGCAGTCAATCACGGGCCACGCAACGCAGTGAAGATGCTGCAGGAAGCGGCGCACGTATTCGCTGACGGCTCGTTCGGGCGGCAGACAGAGGCAGCCGTCAACCGCATGGATGCGAAAGCTCTATACCGCCGACTCTGCGCCGAACGCGCGAAGTTCTACGGCCGAATTATCACACGCGATCCATCGCAAGCCGTGTTCGCATCCGGCTGGATGCACAGGCTCGCCGAATTTATCTCACAGCCCTAGGAGGCTCCATGCGTCTCATCCTCATCGCCGCTGCTCTAGCGGTTCTCTCCGGCTGCGCGTCTACTTCTGGCCTCTCACCGACTGGTGAGGCCGTGCTCCGTGAAGTCGCCGCGATCGGCGTCGCGCGCCATTTCCGCGAGTATCCGGGCGCCTCGATGAAGGCCGAGAAGATTCGCGCCGTACTCGCCGAGCTTCAGAAGACGGAAGACATCACAACGGTCGGTGCTCTGCGTCTCGCGCTCGAGGCGCGTATCGCGAAGGTCTCCGATCCGTTCGACCAGGCGGACTACACGCGCCTGCTGAACGTTCTTTCTCCGCTTCTTGAGCAGTACGTCGGCAATGGCACGTTGGCGCCGGATGCGGTCATCAAGGTCAGGGATTTTCTCGGCTACGTCGCTTCAGCCATTCCGGCGCTCTGATGCGCATCGCGGGCGCCAATGGAATAAACACCTTTGGCGAAGGTTCGATCGACCTCCTGTTGCTCGATCTCGCCAAGCGCAACCATGTTGTGCTCGACGTGCCATTGCCGAAGCGCCATTGGATCAGTGCCCGTTGGGGTGGCGAATCGGATGGCAAGGTCATCGCGAAGCACACAGCAGACGGCGATATCGTCGTATGTCACAGCTTCGGGTGTCTGCGCACTTGGTATGCACATCAAGAGCGCGAGTATGCCGCCATCATCTGCATTGCGCCCGCGATGTCCGATGACGCACGGTGGCGCTATCCGGATCGCGTTCACTGCCTGTACTCGCCGAAGG